AGAGAGACCGAAATTATGTCTACTCAAATCTAATCGAGATTAAAAGCATAGATTATATTTTGCAAGTTTGGGAGCTGGAACCTCAAGGAAAGAGGTTGTGGGTAGGTTTGCAGCTATTTGATGAGCAACGCAACCCTGTTACGAATGGCTACTCAACGTTTTGGTTTAATGGTCATTTAAAACAAGCCATTAAACCGCCTCAAAACGCTAAATACTTAGCTGTCTCATTTGAAAATTTAATTTTAGATAAAGATAAAGCTAAATTTAAGCTAGAGACAGGCACTATCCCAACAGACTGGTCGCCCGCTCCCGAAGAACAAGAAGAGCGTGTCTCGGCCGTTGAGTCCACCTTTAAGCAACGGGCCGACTCACTTGACGCTGGCGTGTCTAGCTTGCGTGAGGGGCTCAAAACCAAAGCAGACTCAAGCGCTTTAGCTGTACTCTCTGACAGCATCAAGCAGTCAGTCAAGTCTTTAGAGACCGACACGGATAACAAGCTGAACTCAAAATTGAGCACGACTGAATTTGATGTGCGAGCGAGTGGAATCCGTCAGGAAATCCTCAATGCAACCAAGGACAAAGCTGATAAAGCCTTGGTTACGGCCGAAGCCGGGCGGTTGAGGGAGGAGTTTTCAAAGATTCTTCTGGGAAACGAAAATCTTTTCATTTTAAAAAGGGCTTCTCCAGGATACTTATCTGGAGGAAAAAACCTAGGACCCGCAGGGGTTCCAAATGAAAAAACATCTGATTTTATAGCAGTTACTCCCGATGAAAAAGTAACATTCCAAATTTGGGTGACTGTCCCGAAAGGCGGCCAAGCGTGGCGAGCGTGGCAATTTTACACGAAAGAAAAAGAATTGCTATCTACGAGACAAGCTTTTGGTTATGAGGTTGTTGAGGGCAAACAGTACGCTAGACATCTGATAACCGTACCAGCAAACGCCGCTTTTATCAGGGTGTCTGCTCGAATGTATGCAGATGGTTTAGTAAAAGTAGAGCGTTCAGATGCTTTTTCTGATTGGACCCCCTCTATCGAGGATGCTGAAGGTCTCATAACCGAGGCCAAAGCAAGCTTTGAGCACACGGCTCAGGGCTTGCGCACCGACTTGTCAGCAGTCCAAGCCTACGTTAATACAGACGGCACACGCTCAGAAGCTCTTCGCACTTTCTCACGAGAGGAGACTGCACGTCAGCTGACTGCCGAGCGCAAGGTCATCGAAGCTGGATACGTTACCAAAGTCCAGCATACTGAGGACGTGCGGAGCATAAGCAGGAGGTTCGAGGAGCTGAAGACCAGCTCTGAGACGAAGCTGGCTGAGTACAAGCAAAGCATAGACGGCCAACTGGCCACTGTTCAATCTGCCATCAACACAGCCAATAGCTCGCTGACGAACTTCAACAGCTGGAAGCAATCAGCGCAGGAAACCCTGAACAAAGTCGGCAGAGTTGAGGCTAGTCTTAACGATACTAAGACTAGCTTTGCGGAGTTTAAGCGGACGGCTGAGGGTCAGCTGACTACGATTACTCAGCAGGTAGCTGGTAAGGTCTCTCAAACAGAGCTAACTCAGCGAGCTAATCAAATCACGCAGGCTGTGCAGGAGCTTAGTAACTCAGTCCTCAGAAAAAGCCAAGTTAAAATCAACGAGAGCGGCATCATCTCAAGCGTTGAGAAGACCGTTAATGGCCAGACCTTGGCCAGCATGATTGCTCAAAGCCCAGAAAATGTTGAGATTATCGCTCGCTTGCTAAAAGTAAAAGGCGACATGATCGTCAACGGCTCTGTCACAGTCGACAAGCTGAGTATTGAGGGTGAGCTGTCTGCCCTAAGCGGTAAGCTTGGTAGAGTGACCTCTGGAGAAATCATCAACGAGTACGAAACGCCTTATACTAGAGGTGAAATCAGAATCGCTGACAACATCCAGATTACGAACCACAACAAGTCAGGACCTCGCTCAAATTTGGGCAAGGAAGAAATCAAGATGCTGCCAAACGGCATTTTGATGAACGCTTACGACACCAATGAGAAGCCGATCCATACGATGCAAGTGTCGCCTGACGTTATTTCGTATCAACGCCTTAACTACTCTCTGAAAGGTGGGGGTACGGGGTCGTGGGATTTGGCGTATTCAAACGGATATTCCGCTCTCAACATCGATACAGTCAACCAGAAAATTAGGTTACAGGCTGAGTCTAGTTTAATGTGGGGCGTCAATGCTACGTTTTTGCGGATCGGGAATCTTGTGACGGTGTCTGTGACGCGGATTATCTGCAATATCAACGAAATCATAGAAAATGGTAAAGCAAGAGAGCAAATCCCAAGCGGATTTCGACCTATTTCACAAGCTCACTTAACCCTGACTGGTAATTTTAACACGACTATTGACGCTACTTGCATTGTGCATTTGGAAACCGACGGAAGTATTCGTTATACCAACAACAAGAAAGGCAATCGTGTCTGGACGGGGACTGTCAGTTACACAACTGTGGATGAGTTTCCTTTGGCCGGAGATGTACCAAAAGGCAAAATCATATAGAGAGGTATCTATGGATAGTAAATTTTATAATCTCATGCTAGCTGGATATAAGGAACGACTAGATAACTCGACTTTGGGAGAAATCGAACTAAAGGCTCGATTGATCCTGGAGCAAGAAAAAAATGCTGAATTGCAAGCGAAAGTTGAAGAGCTGGAAGCTTTGCTTGAAGAACAAACGAAACCAGCCAAAGAAGGAGAATAATCATGACTTTAGAAATTACAAAAACTACAAAACTTGTCGGAAGCGTGAAGGTTAATGATGTGGTCATTAAGACCATCACCGCAGACATTGATGGCAAGGGCGTGACTACGTTGACCGAATGGATCAACGACAGCGAGGCATACGCGGCCAACCGTCGCGAAGTGCGGAAACAAGAACAGGCATTTCAGGATGCGGTCTATGCCGCCGAGGATGCGATTATCGCGGAGCTGGAAGCTGCGCCTAAAGAAAAGAAAGGGTGACAGATGCAAGAACCAGACGGAATTTGGGCAATCATAGAAGTTGTGAAAGACTTTTATGAGACAGGGATTGATGACCATTTCTTTGTGTTTGTCTTATTCGTGCTGGTAATAGCTGATGTGATTACTGGGTTTTGCAAGGCTTGGGCGTTAAAAAACTTTTCGAGTCGAAAAGCCCGGACAGGGATTGTGACCCACTCAGCTATCTTTATCATCACAGCGATTGGCTACCCGTTTTTTCTTTTCGCTAATGCTGGGGCGTTAGCGGATATGATTATAACGGCTTTGTGTGCTAGCTATGGCGCTAGCTTAGTAACCAATTTAGACATTTTAGGTCTTAAAATCCCTTATATCACAACGTTTATCAATGAGCGTGTGGACAATCACAAGACGAAGGAGTGATAAAGAATGAATCAAATCACAGAGCTTATTTTAAGCTCAGCAATTGGCATTCTGACTATTTTGGCAGGAGTCGCGGTTAAGGCAGTCAAGGAATTTTTGATCGCTAAGGGCGGGGAAAAGTCAATCAAGATTGTTGAAATCTTGGCCAAAAACGCAGTAAATGCTGTGGAGCAGATTGCGAAAGAGACCGGCTTTAAAGGCGAGCAGAAGCTCGCTCAGGCAAAAGGCGCAATTCTTACCGAACTAGAAAAATACAATATTTATATGACAGATAAAGACCTCGATGTCTTTATCGAAGCCGCAGTAAAAGAAATGAATGAAAATTTGAAAGGAAAATAATATGACAACAGTAAACGAAGCATTACAAGATTTGGCAGCTTTGGTGGGCTCTGGCACTCCCGTTGGAAATGGTGAATGTTATGCACTCGCTAGCTACTACGAGACCCTCATCAATCCAGACAGCACGGTTGGACTAGGAGCTGGTGTGGGGTATGTAAGTGGCGCAATCGGAGACACTATCTGCGCCGCAAATATTGGCACAAGCTATGACTGGGAAGCGAACGGTTGGACGGTTACTAGCGACGGAGTCTTGCAGAGCGGTCAAATCTTGACCATTGAGGGGACGGGTTGGAATCCATATGGCCACGTCGTGGTCGTTGAAGCCATCGACGGTGATCAATTGGTTGTAATCGAGCAAAACTACGCTGGCGCTCGTTACCCTGTGCGCAACTACTACAGTGCGTCTGATTACCTCCAGACCGTGGCGCACTTCATCACGCCAGTTCAATTAGGCGGCGAAATTGCTGAAGAAGCTGCTAGCGTGTCTGACACAAATCAATATGCCGAAAACGGCACAATGACCGTGACTGTGGATGCTATCAACGTCCGCCGCTCTCCTGACACCTCAGGAGAGGTGGTAGATCAATATGTCAAAGGTCAAAGCTTTAAGTATGATACGGTAATCGTAGATGCTAATGGCTTTGTCTGGGTTTCCTACGTCGGCGGAAGCGGCAATCGCAATTATGTAGCAACTGGCCCTACTCAAAACGGCAAGCGTTACGGCGCAGCTTGGGGCACGTTCAAATAAAAAACCGCAGCGGAAACTGCGATAAACAAAAAAATATAATTTCTTAAATTTTAATCTCCCCCCCGGCCTTTCGGCTGGGGCTTTTTTATATAGTATTAGATAAACAATTGCCTCTATAACGGAAAATATAGAAAATGTCCGCTCTTTCGGACTTGACAGACTGGCAGCGATGCTGGTCTGTTTTCGCCCCAAATCCGCCCCAAAATATTTTAAAATTCAACCTTATTTACCAGAACGAAAATAAGAAAAGTCTATTAAATTAAGCTTTTTATTCTGTTAATTTCGGAAAAATTAGGTGCTAAATGCTGGCAATTAGCACTAGATAAAGAGGTTGAGATTTTCTCAGCCTTTTTTGGTTTTAAATCAGGATTTCTCCTCGTTTAAATGCAGTGCTTGTGGCTCTCATAGGCGCCCAAATATGATATAATAAAAGTAATATTAGCAAGGCAGGTAAAATATGTATATCGAAATGGTGGATGAAACCGGTCAGATTTCTCAAGAAATCATCAAGCAGACTCAGGAAATCTTGGAGTTTGCGGCTCAGAAGACGGGTAAAGAAAATAAGGAAATGGCTGTGACTTTTGTGACTAATGAGCGCAGCCATGAGCTCAACTTGGAATACCGAGACACAGATCGGCCGACGGATGTCATCAGCTTGGAATACAAGCCGGAGCTGGATATTGCCTTTGACGAGGAAGAT